CTTCGCCTCGCTGAGCTTGGCGACGGCCGCGGTGTAGGTGTCGCGGAACTCTGGGCCGTCGAGGTCATCGCGGGTCATGGTGTCCATGAGGGCGAGGGCCCGGTCGATCTCCTCGTCGGAGACCTCGACCGGTGGCGGGGTCAGCGAGGACGGGTCGCGGATCTCGTCGGGCCAGCGCATGGCGTGCAGGACGATCGCGTCCTCCCGCACCCGCAGCAGGCCCAGCCGCTCGCGACCAGACCAGGCATACTTCGCGACGGCCACCCGGCTGCTGCGCTCCAGCGCCTGGCGCAGCAGCTTGTACGGCTTCGCCGCGACCTGCCCGTCGGGCTGCAGGTAGTAGCCGTCGCCGATACGGATCGGATCGACCGATGCCAGCGGCACGAACGCGACGATCTCGATGGCCTTCGCCGTCGGCAGCGGCAGGTCCCGCAGCTCCTCGTCACTGATGGGGACGATCTGCGCGGTGGACAGCTCGTAGCCCTTGCCGATCTCCGAGGTCGACACCTCGCGGTCCTCGAGCTCGCACACCTTCCGGGTCCGGACACGGGCCATGTCGGGCAGGTGCACGCGGTGGAAGCGAATCGAGTGGTCCTCGGTGGCGGACACGACGTGGATGGGGACGGTGACCAGGCCGAAGCTGATGGCGCCGGACCACACAGTGCGGGGCATGGGGGTACCTCCGTGACAGCCCCGAGCGCCACCAGACTATGCAGAGACTCAAGTCACTGCACATCGTCCGCGCCGGACTCCTCCTCGGCAAGCATCTGAGTATGGAGACCACGCAGGTAGCGGTACGTCTCGCTCCCTCTCGCCGCCCTCGTCAGCACGACGGACGCCAACGTCATAAGGAACCCTGCGCACGCCGTAAGCACCACGAACCATGCGTACCCAGGGGAAGCTGGACGGTGATCGTCAGCCAGCCAGAGGATGAGATACCCCTCCGCGAGAACATGGAAGGTGAGAACCGCGTACCAAGCAGATTGGACGTTCTTGATCCTCCTCAGAACGCGGGAGTTCATAACCTTCCGCACCACTCGACCAGCTTCGACACCAGACGCCTGCGCTTCTAATGCCAGACTGCGCGCAGCCTCAGCCGCACGCTTCTCACCTTCATTGAACTCCACGACGGCCACAAGCAAGATCACGGGGATGACCGTGACCATCGCCGAAGCGAACTCTTCCGTCATCTTGACGCTCACGTCGGCTCCGCCTCTGCCCAGGTGTTGTCACAAGAGACGACGAGTCTAGTGGGCTCCGTCACGGACCATCACTGCCAGTGCCACCAGCCAGAATGCCCCCATGACGACCCGCATGCAGAGCTACGGCTTCACCTGGACCGACCCCGACGGCACCCCGCGCACCTCCGCCGTCGCCTACGACCAGGTCTCCGCCGACCGGCGACGAGACGAGCTCGAGGCAGCTAGGGCGACCGACATAGAGATGGTCCCGATGAAGCCCGGCGAACTGCCGACAGCGAAGGCATAACGCACGACGCCCCTCAGCAACGATGGCTGAGGGGCGGAGGTGGTGCGCCGGGTAGCTAGCCCGGTGCGCGGCAGCCGATCGGACAGCCCGCAGGGGCTGCACTGCCAACGGCCCGCCCGGCTATGAACCGACACAATCTCGGGCGCCCCGGTTTCCCGCGAGCAGACGAGCGTGACCGACTCCAGGATGCCAGAACCACAACGCCGTGAATTTGTGGTTCTGGCACATCCACAACCTCAGCAGAGACCGCGGCGGTGAGCCTCGCGGCGAATCCACGCCGCCTTCCGGCCGGCCTCCACCGCACGGTCGCGAGCCTCGCCGGTCAGATGATCCGGCAGCGGTCGCGGTGCGCCGTTCGGTTCCAGTAGCAGGTCGGCCTTGTGGGGCAGTGGCAGGATGTCGGCGCTGGCGTAGCAGTCGTCCCAGCTGATCCAGTGCCCCGACGGCGGGCAGACGATATCCGCGTGCACGGTGGCCAGCAGGTGATGAGCAGGCTCGCCGCCGAGATCCGTCTCGTGCGGCTCCGGCAACAGACGGGCGATGAACTTGGCGGCGTTGACGCGGCCGAGGGCCATGAGTCCTCCTGGACTCTCAAGCGGTCGCAACCCCGACCGCGTTAGGCCCCGCGCCTACACCAGAGAGTACGGCACGGCACTGACGTGCGTTCCCTAGCACGCAGCAGGCCCGCCTCGACGGGGGATGCGAGGCGGGCCTGCGGCCAGTGTGGCACGGAGCGGTCAGCTCTCGTCATCGCCGCTCTCAGAGTCGGCCGCCTGTTGCCGCAGAAGGTCGTCGTACAAGCTCAGGATGCGCGCGTTGGCCTCGGGCGAGAGCGGCTTCTGCCAGGTGATGTCGCCGGTCTCGTACCAGATTTCCATCCAGTCCTTCGGCTTCTCTTCCGGAGACTCGTCGCTCAATGCGTCTCTTCCTTCTCTGGCCTGGCGAGCTTGAGCCACGGATTGTCGCGCCGGCTGGAGGCGCGGTCCAGGTACTCGCGCTTGACGACCGCGGACCCCTCCTTCCAGCGCCCTTGGCCAGTGGGATCGCCACCAGCATCGGCGATGGCCTGGGCGCCGCCGCGCCGTAGACCGTGTGCGGTGATCTTCTCCCAGCCTTTGATCCCAGCGAGCTTGGCGCGTTCGCGTACCCAGTAGTTGATGGCGTCGCCAGTGACGTGGTCGCCGCGGTCGGTGGCGCGGATGCGGGACTGGAGTCGGCCCTCCCGGGTGAGCGCACGGAGGAAGGCGCCTTCGTGAACGCCGAGCTGGTGGAGTGTGTCGAGCCAGGCGCGGGTGGCGTGGACGGGATCGATGCCGGGGTCGTCCCAGGCGGGGATGAACGTCTCCTCGCCCTTGGCCTCTTGGTCGGTCTTGGAACTGTTGAACCAGAGGGCGACGCCGTCGCTCTCTACGGTGACGTTGCCGATTGTGAGGTCAGCGAGTTCGCTGCGCCGGTTGAGTGCGCCGCGGCCGAGGAGGAGGACGGCGCGGTCGCGGATGCCGATGGGGTGGTTCGGGTCGCAGGTGGCCACCATGGCGCGGATCATGTCGTCGGTGATGGCGGGGGCCTTCTTCACGCCGACGCGCTTGTTCCATTCCTTCTTGTACTCGTTGAGCATGCCGCGGGCCTCTTGGGTGCCGGGCTTCTTGTCGTCGGGCATCCAGGTGCGGATGGCGGACATGGCGACGCTGATGGCGTTGGGGGCGCGGCCCGCTTCGATGAGGGTGGCGACGTACTCGACGTAGGTGGCGGTGGTGCAGGGCCGGTGTACGCGGCCTTCCTTCTCGCACCAGCGGCGGAAGAGGTCGCGCTGGTTGTCGTAGGTGCGGGACGTGTTCTTCGGCTTGGACTTGTTCTTGAGCCGCTCGGCGGTGGTCTTGCTGACGTAGAGGTCACGTTCGGTGTACGTCGGCTGTTCGGCTTCGGTGGGCAGCGGCTCACCGGGGACGAGGATCGTGTGCCGGTCCACGAGCGGTCGGGCGGGCGACTCTGGGTCGACGGCGGCGGGGAGGTGGTCGCCGTCGACGAGTTCGGCGTCGACCACCTCGTCGGGATCGGTCATTTCCACTCGCTGCGGTAGTCGGGGTGCTCGGAGTAGACCGACGCCATCGCGCGAATGATCTGATCCTTCATGACCTTGGCTGCGTCGGCCTGGTCTGCGGTCCAGTTACCGAACGGGTCGGGCCACGCGCGGATGATCCGCATCTTCGCGTGGAGTTCGGCGGCGCTCAGCACGTCGTCCTCAGCAAGCCGCGCCCGAAGGAAGTCGTACAGCGCGGCGGGGAGCAGGTCTTGAGCGTTCATCAACCCTCCATTGATTGGCTTGTATAAGGGAAATTATACGAGGCTACCCCTGGTAACGGCTGGCGTTTTGGGGAGTTGGCAGACGCCACTCCGCACAGCAACGGGCCCCGCTCCAGAGGAGCAGGGCCCGCGATACGGCATGTTATCGAGAGTCGCCGCGGCCCAACCCGAGCCGTCGCAGGGGCGTTTCGGCGACCTGCTTGACGGTACGGCTACCTTCGATCCATGAACACGTACAAGGGCAAGGCGACTCTCCTCGCTGAGGATGGCCGTAAGTTCGAGGCGGACGCCGACCTCTCCAAGGACTCGTCCGGCAGCTGGCGCGGAACTCTCACCTTCCACGACGTCACGCTGTTCCGGGCTCTACTGAACATCACCGACGGGCACCTGCTGATCGACGGCGTCACAGGCGAGTTCGTGCGGCCGGATACCTCGGACTGGACCGCTAACCCCAACGGACCGCGAGTGGTGCGCATCCTGGGCAGCGGACCGGCTCCCTTCTGGCGACGACAGCGCCCTGCACCCGCCGCCGAAGCGGGGTGCGGGGCGCTGCTGTTCACGCGAGTTCGTCCTCGGCGATCTGCGCCGCTTCGAGGAAGGCTTGGTGACGTGCCGTCCCTGCCGGATGCCGGCGGGCCGCCGCCCGCAGCTCGTCGGCCACCTTCCTTCGGGTCTGAGCGGCGTCCCAACCTTCTTCCGTGATGCGGAGCTCTTTGCCCAGGTGGACGGTCAGTGCGCCGATGATGGGCAGGAGGAGCTTCTCGTCCGGGTCGCCGATCCGCCAGGTGGACCTTCCCAGCCCTTCGCGGGCCGCGGCGAGCATGGCATCAAGGATTGGGCCCACATCGTTCCGATCGTCACTCATAGCGTCCGAGCCTACGACTCCTTTGCCACCCATCCAGCGTGAGGGCCGCAGGGCCGCGACCGGGCCAGCTGGAGAACCGTCGTACCCTTCCGGCATGCAGGCAGCCGACGCGACGCGTCTTCAGAAGGAGTGGGAAGCCAAGGGCTCTCCCCCGTGCGATCATCCGCGACTGGAGAAGGAGTACTACCTCAGCTCCCAGACCGGGGACAAGGTGTGCACGACGTGCGGTGAAGACTTCTCACCAGCCGAGTTGAGCAAGATGGGTCGGTAGGGCCCGAACAGCGAAGCGCCCCCACTCCCCTGCTGTAGCAGAGGTGCGGGGGCGCAGCCGTGTCCCGGTCAGGCGGCTGGTTGTTCCCACGGCCATGCCGCGTCGTGAGCCGACTCGAGGAGCGGGATCATGCGGAAGGCGTGGTCGGTGAGGCCGCCAAACGTGTGCCGTCCGGTCGTCCCGCTGGGCATGGCGCCGGGCTTGTAGCCGGCCATGTTCCACATGTAGACCGACGTGGCCTTGGGGACGAGGTTCTCGATGGGGGTCTCGCGCATGCCGCCGTGTCCCCACATGTTGGAGGGCAGCCAGCCGGGTCGGGTCTGTTCGTCGGTGACGATGACGATGCGGTCGTGGGCGAACCAGTGGGCCTTGACGGCGGCTGGGATGTCGGTGCCGTCGATCCGTCCGAACGCTTCGATGTGCTTGAGGACGCTGCCGCCCTTGACGACGTCGAGCTTCTTCGATCCGCCGCCGAACTCGACGAGGGTGGGCTTCTCGGCGCGGAGGGCGAGGGCGGCACCGAAGACTGCGGCCTGCTCGGCGAGCGTGATGTCGCTGCTGTTCGGGGTGGAGAAGTGGTAGCCGGGGAACATCGACGGCGACCGGTCCACGAGGATCAGCGTCGTGCCCTTCAGGCGCGGCACGTTGGAGAGGCTGTGGCCGAGGGCCTGCTCGAGCGCGTGGGCCCATCGCAGGGACGGGGCGTGCTTGTAGGCGGCCCACCAGCGGAACGGGAACATGCGGGACTTTGCCACCTGCTCCGGGTCGGCGAACCGAGCACAGATCTGCGCGGCGACCTCGTCGGAGACGCCGGCCTCGTCGAAGTTCCTGAGGTTCCTCGCCAGGGCCATCAGCACCATCGACGGGATGATCGCCTCCCAAGCCGCCTTGTCCATAGGGCCGTGCAGCCAGCCGGCAAGCGCCTCCCACGTCATGCCCGCCTGCGCGAGACGCTCCGCGTTGCCCTCGATGAAGAGGCGGCGGTGCTCGATGTCCATGCGCATCAGGTTGGCGCGCTTGCGGAGGACGGTCAGGTGCTCGGGGATCTGCTCAAACTGGTCGGCGTTGCCGTGGCGGCGGTCGAGGGCGTGTTTGAACAGGTCGCCCTGCCACGGCTTGGCCGGGTCGGGGCTGGCGTGGACGAGGTTGAGGACGTCGCCGAAGCGGTAGCCCTTGGAGTCGGTGTCGTACTTGAGGAGTGAGCGCTCGTTGTACAGCCGCTGGACGGCGTCGGCGATGCCGCGCTTCACCGGCTTCGGAAGCTTGCGGCCGTAGCGGCTCGTCCAGTAGCCGAGCATCTCCCCCGGCTCGTCGGCGCGCTGGAGGACGGCGTCGATGGCTCGGCGGTTGAAGCCGGCGTCGAACGTTCCGTCCGTGGGTGCCGTGGCGTTCCGCGTGGCGTCGAGTCGCGCCCACACGAACTCGGCGGCCCCGACGAGGGAAGCGGTGCGCATGTTGGCATCACCACGCAGCCAGCGGAGGAAGTCGAGCATCCACGCAGGATCCTCGACGGCGAGCTGCCGGACGAGCTGGGTGTAGCGGTCGTCTCGCTGGCCGCCGTGCTCGTAGAAGGTGTCCTGGCCGACGAAGTTGCTGACCGCCAGGAGGAAGAGCTCACTCTTCTCGTCTCGCAGGAAGCCGGCGCCGCCCTGGTGGGTGCGGGTCTGCTCTCCAGTGGTGGTCACGGGCGAGTGGACGGCGGGGCGGGTCACGCGGGTGTTGTACCTGGCCATACGAAAAAGCCCCTCACGTGGAGGGGAGGTCCAGCAGTGGGGTGCCCGAGATCAAATCGGTGACGGTACGTAGGTGCTCTGCCGATTGAGCTACGGAAGCCGCTAAGCATCCGACGGGACTCGAACCCGCAACCACCCCATTAGCAGTGGAAGTAGCCGTCGCCTGCGCACCGGGCACCCCCGATGCTGTGCCTCCCGAGATCAGAGTCGGCGTGCGGCGTGTTCACCCAAAGAAGTAGCCGCGGCCTGCGCACCGGGAGGTGCATGAAGTTGTGGGGCCAATGTACCCAGCAAGTCATGTTGCTTGTCCAGCAAGTTGCTGGATTGATTTCAAGGACTTCGTTCTGTCACAGCCCGGTAACCCGTGCGCACAGTTCCCTCACATGCGGTCTACAGTGTTCCAATCTTCAACCTTGGGGGGTCCCATGTCGTTCAATCAGCCGCCGCCTGCCCGACCTCCGGTCCCGGGACCGCCGCAGATGCCACCGTCGCCGTCGGCAGGCCGCCCGAAGTGGGCTCGGAAGCGCATCGCCATCCCCGTCGCGGTCCTCATCCTGTTCGTCGGAGTCGGGATCGGCTCATCCGGCGCCAAAGAGTCCTCGGAGAAGACCAGCGCCGAAGCCAAGCCCGCACCGACCGTGACAGTGACGGAAACCCCGGCTGCCGCGAAGCCGGCTAAGGACGACGCCAAGCCCGCACCGACCGTGACGGTCACGACCACGAAGACCGTCAAGCCGGAGGCCGACGACAAGCCTGCCGATCCCCCGTCCGACGAGGGCTCCGCCGGCGAAGTCGTGTTCAAGGTGTGGGGATCAGCGCCGTCCGGTGTTGACATCAACTACGGCAGCGACAGCGACAGCCGGTCCGGTAAGGGCCTGCCGATGACGAAGACGCTGAAGCTGGACGACGAGGCGATGTACTACAACGTGTCGGCGCAGCTCATGGGCGGTGGCGACATCAACTGCTCGGTCACGGTGGACGGTGAGACGAAGAAGGGTCACGCGTCCGGCGACTACAACATCTGCATGGCGCAGCTGAGCAGTGGCTTCCTCGGAGGCTGGAGCTAGCCCGACGCGACGAATCGCCCCCGCCGCCTGCCGAAGCAGGGGCGGGGGCGTTGTCGTTCACGCGGGTTCGTCGGGAGCGTACCCGTCGGGCAGGTCCGGGTAGACCGGCTCCTGGAACGGGTTCGTCGCCGGCTCCGGGATCGGCTGGGGTTCCTCGCGGCCGAGGCGGACCAGTGACCCCATGTCGGCGGCGGAGTCGTCCCGGCGCGGGCGCAGCGGGATCGGGTCGGGCATCTCAGACTCCAGTTCGGTTGTACTCGTCGACCAGGGGGTGCGGCGGCTCGGGTTCGATGCCGGCCCGGTGCATCTGCCGCGCCCACCGGTCGGTCGTCGAAGCGAACGCGCGGAGCATCGCCTCCAGCCGGGACATGCGGCCCCTCAGCTGTCCGTTCTCCTCGTCGACCCGTTTCACCGTGGCTTCCAGGACCGCGAGGTTCGCGGACTGCTGGACGGTGGCTGCGGCCGTCGCCCGTGCGGCGTCGCGTGTGGCGCGGGATATCCACCAGCTGCCCCCGCCGAGCGCGCTTCCGGCGGCTCCGACGACTGCCGCCCATTCGCCCACGTTCATGCGGCCATGCCTCTCTGGGGCCGCGGAGCTGGGGGGACCGAGTACTCGGGCACCGTGGCCGCCCAACAGATGACCCCGATGTGCGAGGTCAGGTACCAGAGTGCGACGAATCCGCCGCGGGAGTAACCGTCGGCGAGGACGGCGTAGGTGTAGGCGATGGCCCACACCGTGGGGGGAGCGAGTGCGGCGAGGAAGCCTGCTTTGTCGCGGCCGATCTGCAGGAACGCGGACCCGAACGTGACGAGGCCGCAGATGATCCACAGCCAGGACCAGTTCCGGAGGTCGCCGACCCGGCTGAGGAGCTGCAGGCCGTGGTCGCTGGGGGGTGTGAGCAGGAACGACAGGCCGTAGCAGGTCTTGCCGGTGCCGAGAATGAGGAGGAACACGCCGCGGCGGCCCAGGGCCTTGTGCAGCCGCCGGGCCGCACGGCACGGCATCAGACCGCCGTCGGGCCGGCCGGAGCCGACGGGTTCGACGGCGTGACCTGCACTCGGGTCAGCAGCGTGAGCACCGCGAGGACCAGGGTGTTGATGGCGCCGACGGTCCCCTGCGAAACCTCGTAGCCGAACGCGGCCACGGCGGTGGCGCCCGCGGCGACGATCGCGGTGAACGCCTGTGGGGCGATCGGCCGGGTCATCGCGGCGGCGATCCCGCCGAGGATCGCGGAGACCAGTGCGACGACGACGCCGGCCTGCTCCGCGGTCAGGCTGGTGATGCCCAGCGAGACGACGAGACCGAGGACGGCTGACAGCGTGTTGAGAACCACGACCGGCTCTCTGCCGAAGATCTTCATGAAGGTTCCGTTCCGGGTTGAAGTCAGCCCTTGGCGATGGCAGCGGTGAGGCGCTCGACAGCGGCAGTGAGCCGGTCGAGACGAGCGATGACGTCGGCGTGGTGCTGGTCGCTCCAACGCTGAAAGGTGCCGGCCGCCCGGTTGGCGTCGGTGCCCTTCTGCGCGGTCGGGCTGGCCAGCGGGTACTTCCACACCGCGTCGGCGATCTCCTTGGCGGTGGGCATCTTGTCCTCCTCGGGCACAGGCTTCGTAGTGCTGGGTGCGGTGTTTCCCTTGGCGCGGGCGAGGATGGCGGCCATGGGCAGGGCGCCGGGGTCGCCGTGGTCGTTCTCGGGAACGTGCTGGTGTCCGCAGTGCCCGCGGTAGTTCGACCAGGCCGTGTTGCTCATGCGGACGCTGCTCGCGCCGTAGCTGGACGGGTAGGCCTTGAACGTGACGCCGCTGGTGAGCGGCACGCCGTGGTTCTGGTTGGCCCACTTCGCGAACGCGGCCAGGTCACGGATCGCCCAGTCGGGCAACTCGGGCGTGTACAGGTGGGCGTAGCCGGCCTTTGTCCACTTGGTGTGGGTGGTTGGGTCGCACGTGCCGACGATCTCGACCTGGCAGGCGTTCAGAGTGTTCGTCTCCACGCCGCCGGCCCGGTTGACGAGGGCACGGGACGAGACGTCGAAGTCGAAGTGCTGGTACCAGACGAGCCGCTTCGCCGCGAAGTCCGGCTTGGCGGTGAAGTTCGGGGCGCTGGCACCGCCGTCGTAGGACGGCAGCGAGGTGCCCTCGGTGGTGTGCCAGACGATGACGTTGGACTCCATCGCCGAGCCCGGATACTTCGACCCGTACCAGTAGGCGGTGGACGCGCCGGGATAGCGCTGCAAGCCGGTCTTGGCCATGAGGCCTCCAGGCATGAGGAAGGCCCCGGCCGGTGGCGCGGGGCGAGCGGATTGGTGCGGGTCAGAGGCTGGTGAAAACTCCGTTGAAGCCGACCCACGGAGGCTTGTTGACGGAGTCGACGCCGTAGAGGCGGAGCCAACCGTCGGGCGTGATGTCGAGCTTGAGGGTGATGCGGTTGGACTGCAGGTCGGAGCAGACCACTGGAACCGTGCGAAGCGACGCCGGTCGTGCGGAGGTGGGCAGTGCGGTGGTGTTGAGGGTGAAGTAGTCCGGCAGGGTGCTCGGGTAGCTGGCGCGACTGACGCCGCCGCGCAGCATGATCGAATCGTCGCCGAACAGGTTCACCACCCGGTACTGCAGGTTGCCCTGAGCGTTGCCGTTCTGTGCCCAGCCGGAGGTCAGGGTGACCGTGGTCCAGGTGCGGGCACCGACGGCGATGACTACCCACTCGCCGTCGACGCGCAGCTCGAGGCGCTTCACGTCCCGCAGCCAGGTCGTCATGCCGTCCACGGGCGCCCGCGCGCCGACGAGCGTCGAGCCGCGTTCGGCCGCAGAGTCGTAGTAGAGGGTGCCGCGCGGTATGACGCCGTCGGCCAGAGCCTTGATCGCGTCGGGAATGGACGGGGCGTCGGTCATCTGCCAGATCGGGATGTCCTGGCCCCACTTGTCGGGATCGGGCACGCGCCCCTCCTAGATGGTGTAGCTGATGCCGTCGAGGGACACCCACGAGGGCAAGTTGGTGGGCTGGTAGGTGCGCATCGTTCCGTTCGCGGCGATCTCCAGTCGGATGACGGCGGGGAAGGCGTTGGAGTCGCGGGCCACCGACCACGACATGGCCGCGCCGATCTGGATGCTGTCCGGCAGGGTGAGCAGGGTGGCGCCGTCGGCGATCGTGCCCGAGGTGGGTCCGATGCGGCCCCGTAGCCAGATCCGGCGGCCTTCGCGCAGGTAGCCGGGCGGGTAGCCGTGGCCGGGGTACTGGAAGCCGCCCGCGAGTGTGAGCAGCGTCCACGTCTGGGTGGCGGTGGCGAGGCGCCCCCAGGTCAGCCAGTTCCCTGCGCTGTTCTGGTCGATGACGATGACGTCGCCGACGGTGGGCAGGTCGTAGGTGGGCATGCAGCGGACGGCCGGGATGCCCTGGACCGCGACGGTGCCGTCGGTGTTGACGGCGGTGACGGTGGCGAGCCGCCAGTCAGAACCCCGGACGGACGGGGCGCCCTCCCCCGCGCGGGTGGCCTGCTGTTTCAGCGCCCACGCCAGGTCGCGGTGGACGGCGAGCGGAGGCTTCTCCAGCGTCACGAGTCCTCCTTGGCCGCGATCGTGGAGATCGGCAGGTCCCCGGCTTCGGAGAGCGGCACGGTGAGCGCAGCGACCTGGTGCAGCTCGCGGGTACCGTCCTCGTGGGTGACGCGGATGACGTCCCCCGGCTCCAGCGCCGGATTCGGCATCGAGCTGATGTCGCCGGTGGCATTCGGGGCCTTGGCCTGCCGCAGCTTGAGGATCGCGGCCTGCTGGCACGCGGCCAGCGTCGTCAGCGTCGACGAGCTGTAGAAATCCGGCCGGCGCCCGAACGGGCCGCCCCAGTACGTAGGGCTGCCGGGGTCGTCGTCGACGGCCAGCCACGAGACGGGCGGCACGTTCTCCGACGTGTTCTCTCCACGGGCCAGAATGCCGTTGAAGACCTTGTCCGTGGACATGGCCCGGTTGCCCTTGATGTAGACGCCGCCCTCGACGGCCTCCACGGCCCACACCGGCTCCGCGGTGAGCAGGTCCGGCAAGGTGGCGATCACGAAGACGCCGTCGGCGTTGCAGTACACCTCTGCGCCGGCCGCCGCGGCGATCTCCTGGGCGCTGGCCCAGGGGTCGGCCTGTAGATCGAAGGTGCGGGAGCCGATGACTACGTCGTCGATGAGGCTGATGACGTCGGCGTCGGGGATGCTCCGCTGGATTAGTGCGGTGACTGCGCCGACCACGGTGCCCGTCGACGTCCACGGCTCGGTGAGCTTGTCGTCGGCGACGATCGCCGACAAGTCCTTCCCCTGCAGCGTGACGGGACCCTCGTTGACGTCGCCGTCGACGGAGTCGAGGCGGAACACGCCGAGCGGCACCAGTTCGGGCTGCCCGCTGTTGCCGTAGTCGATGCCGCGGGCCAGCCGCAGCCGGGCCCCGTAGGTGGCGAGCTGGTCCGTCGGGGTACGCGGGATCAGCGTCGGGTCGGCGAGCGTGACGGTGCAGGTACGGCGGATCGCCTGCCCCCGGTCCACCGTCACCGACCCGCCCGTGTGCTCCAGGTCGACGACGTCGCCGTTCGTGAGGAACAGCTGCACCCTGGTGGCGACCCGATGGGACTCGGCGAGCCGGGCCAGGAACCGATCCGTGACGGGGTACATCGATCACCCCATTCGCCGGTCGAGCAGCAGGTCCTCACACGTCGCGTACACGGGCAGCAGGTCCGCGCAGGTCGCGAACTCTGTGACCACGTCCTGCCAGGTGCGGCCGGCGGCGCCGTTGATGCCGGTGGTGATCGGCATGTCCTGTTCGACCAGCGGCAGCGACCAGGCCCTCCACTGCTCCTGCGCGAGCGCGCCGACCCGGGACTCGGTGATCTGGGCGACGGCGACGTACATGTCGGTGACGCCCATCCCCGGTGCCGCCCTCCATAGCAGCGTGTTGCCTGAGTCGAGCAGCAGATGGAGCGCCTCCCGCTCGGCGTCGGACCGGGTCCAGATCGCCAGGTCACCCTCCAAGCCCTGCCGTCGCCCGGACAGCACGATCTTGTTGCGGCGCCCGCGGACCACGAACGCCGCCTGCTCAATGGGCCGCTGCCAGTCAGGCGCCTTCGCGACCAGCACCCGCACACCGCGCTGCGGGTTGCCCGGGTCCGTCAGCCACGACGTGTTCACGTCGTCCAGGGTCAGCGTCACCGGGTCCGAGGAGCGGGTGCTCCTCGGACCGCCGGGTGTCTCGTAGATCTCAATGCGGTAGGTGACCGCCTGCCCGAACGGCGCCTCGTGGTCCTCGATCACCAGCACATCCGAGGTGATCGGCTGCTGGTCGATGAGCCCGTTCGGACCGCGGACCAGAGTGCGGGCGCCGCTGTCCGACGCCCGATACACCGACAGGAGGTAGTCGAGGGGCAGCTCCCGCAGCGTGACCTGCACGTAGCCGTCCTCGGACCGGGCCTCCGCAGACGTGAGCGGAAGCACCTGCCACAGCGAGACGGCGTCCACGTGCAGGACGCTGGATGCCGCGCCCGCGGTGGCCACGATCTCCACGGCCGCCTGCGTAGCGCCCGCAGGAGCGAGCCCGTCAGAGGAGAGCCCCCACCAGGAGCCGGCCGGGACGTTGTAGGACGTCCCCGAGCTGGCCCCAAGGTCAGCGTTCGCCGCGTCATACCAGCGCACCCGGACCAGGACCGACGCCCACGACCCGGCCGCGGACTTGGCGATGACCTGCACCCGCCAGTTCACGCCACCCGTCACCGGGAACCGTGCGGACCGGAGTGTCGACGCGGTGGCCGTGGACGAGGTGGCGGCCAGCGCGTAGGAGCCCTCGTAGAACGATGCGCCCCACGGTGTCGTCCTGGCCAGCGTCGCCATCCCGGACGCCGTCGTCCACCCAGCGACGCCCTGCTCGAACGAAGCGTCCGCGTACCGCACGACCGTGCCGGACTGGACTTCCCCAGGCACGACGATCGCCACGGTCTCCAGGCGCAGCACCTGCCCCGCGCTGGCGCCGTCGAGGCCGGCCGCCACCGCGGCCGTCGCAGCGTTGGCGGGGGCGACCATGCTCGCCCGCTGCCGGTACATGCCCGTCCCCGGCGCCGCCAGGGTGCTCCTCTGTGCGCCGACCTGGTTCCCGTTGGCGTCGTAGAAGCGGAGCTCGATCCACGCCTGGGCGGTGAGCACCGGCGGCTGCAGGTAGGCGTAGGCCAGGTACTCCTGCCCGGGCGTGACCGTCGGCCGGTCCACGGCCAACACCGAGGCGTTGCCCGCGGCGACCGCGGTCATCGCCAGGGTATGGCCGCCCGCCGTATAGACGGAGACGCCCCAAGCCACCACGGGCACCTGCCTGGAAATGGACGCGTTGACGACCGACGTCCAGCCGGACGCGTCGATCTCCGACGATTCCGTGTTGAACGGCAGCAAGTTGCCAAGAGTCCTGATCGGCGGGCCAAGGTAGACGTTCTCCCAGTAGTGCAGGGCCGCCGCCGCAGTCTCCGTCGACGACAGCACCACCTGCGCCTGCGCGGCGCCGGCCGGGGCAGCCCCTGCCACGCTCACCCGGTGCCACGACGCGGACGCCCCGGTCGTGGACACGGCCCAGGTGATGCTGATCTCGCCGCCGCTGGCGTTGAGCCAGCGGATACCGATCCGCTCCCCTGTACTCCCGGCGCCAGCGGCATCCGAGAAGGTGTAGTAGACGGTGCCCGGCGTGACTGGGTACGAGGAGACGGTTCGGACCCGCATCTCCCCCGCTGACACGGACTTCACGGCGAGGCAGCCGTCGCCGTTCCGCCCGCCGACGCCCTTGGTGATCGTGCAGTTCAGCAGTGTCGTCCAGCCCGAGGTGTTCGGGTCGATGGACTCGGTCGTCGGGCTGAGGAGGTTCCCGGGGATCGCCATGGTGACCTCCTCAGCTCGCGTTGATGACGGAGATCAGTTCCTGGTTGTTGCGGTGGACGCGGACGTCGATGAAGTCCGCCAGCGCCCGGTCTTGCGTGTTGATCTCCACCGTGATCGGGCCGTCGCCACCGCTTCGGGCCAGCGCATTGAACTGGGAGCCGGTCAGAACCGGTTCGGGCCGGCCGGTGCCGTTGTAGGCCAAGTTGAAGCCCGGCTGGAGCATGCCGCCGTTGTCGAACTTGCCAGGCATGAACCCGTACCAGTCGGTGAACAGCCGGTCCTTGTACCCGCGGGCCCGGGATCCGACGACGACACCGTCTCCACCGCGGGACTCGACGTTCGTCTTGCCGAGGGTGCCCGCGGTGTGGCCGACACCCGCATTCGTGATGCCGATCCGGAACGGGGACTCGCCGTGATACTCCCAGCCAGGGGGCGCGGTCTTCCCCTGGAACGCCATCGTCGCCCAACGGCGGTGCGGCTTCTGGCCCCGCAGGACCGACTCGATCGCCGACATGAACCCGGAGCAGTCCCAGCTGGGGTTGCCGTTACCGGCCCACTGGTAGGGCTTGCCGTTTTGGGTCTTCGCCCAGTTCAGCGCAGCCTTAACCTTCGGCCCGCCGACACCACCGCCGCCCTTCTTGTCAGCCTCCTTCGAGTAGCCGAACAACGCGTCAATGATCCTGTTGGGGATGCGACGGATCATCCTGCCGAAGCCGCTGTCCATGCCGGGGAACGACTTCAACAGCGGGTCGACGACGTGCCGGACGCCGGCACGGGCTGACGCCTCCAGCCCGTCGCCCAACCACGAGGCGCCCTCCTTGACCTTGTTCCAGACAGCGGATCCGGCGCCAGCGACCTTGTTCAGCCCGGAGCCGATCCATCCGAAGATGCCGCCGTCCTTGTAGCGCAGCGTCGTGTCCGTCGGCGTGTTCGGGTTCCCGCCGAACGACGGGGCGAGGGCCGCCTTGATGCCGCTCGCACCACGGGACCGGGCGATCGCGTTCATGGAGTGCACGAAGTTGCTGCCCACGGCCCGGGTGAACTCGGGCCGCATGATGGCCTCGCCACCCGAGAGTTCGAGCGCGCCACCGGTCGGCGAGACGAAACGGTGCACGTCACGGCCCGGGGTGTATCCGGGCATGACGCCACCGCGGGCGAACTTGAACTCCTGCAACTTGTCGGCGCCGAACGCGGTCGCCACCTTGTTCCATACGCCGACGATGCCCTTGTTGTAGACGATGTCGACCACGTACTGGATGGGCTCTCGCGCGATCCGCTTCAGGTCCATCCAGGCGTCTTCGATCCCATCCCTGGCCGCCTCGAACGCGCCGACCATGCGGTCCTTCAGCCTCGTTCCCCAGTCCGGCACGATCTTCGTGAAGAAGGTGCCGATGGGAGAGAACACCCACCTCTTCAACCAGTCCCAGCCGTCACGGAACCCGTCCCGCAGCCCGTTCCAGGCGCCGACGGTCCGGTCCCGCATGATGCGGCTCCAACTCGGAATGGTCTGCGTGAAGAAGCTGCCGATCGGCGAGAACACCCACGTCTTGATCCAGTTCCAGCCGTCAGACAAACCACGCTTCAGCGCATCCCACCAGCCGAGCACCTTTTCCTTGAGCATCCGCGCCCAGCTAGGAATCGTCTGGGTCCAGAACTGGGCGAACGGGCCGGCGAACCAGTCGCGCACCGCGACCGCACCGGCCTTGATCCCGTCCCAGACGGCCTTGACCGCTGTACGGAACCACTCGCACTTGGTCCACAGCAGGTAGATCACGGCGACCACGCCGAGGACGGCTAGGACGATCCAGCCCCACGGGCCCGCCATGGAGATCAGATGGAATGCCGCCATTGCCGCTGTCGCCAGCAGGGTCGCGCCACGCCACGCCAGCATGGCCAGACGCCATGCCGTCATCGCGACGACGATGCCGTAGATGCCCTGGATGAGCCACGGAGCGTTGTCGGCGAGCCATCCGACACCGTCAGCGACCGACGCCACAGCGCCCAGCACGACGGAGGAGATCGGCGACATGGCCGTGGCGATGGAGATCGCGGCACCCGCGATCTGCCGCAACGCCTCCCAGAGTTTCGGCGCCATGTCGGAGCTGTACTGCAGGAACCGCTGGAAGTCTGGCGACGCCTTCAGGCCGCCAGCCCAGTCAGCGAACCTCCCAGTGACGTCCTGCATCTTCTGGGAGATCGAATCCATGTGCGGCAAGAAGGCGCCGACTACCCCCGCCATGCCCTTGAAAATGTTGCCGAACGCCGTGCCGAGCCCGATGATCGCGGGCTTCACCGACGTCTGCAGGTCGTCCTTGAAACCCTTCCAGAACGGTGTCTTCAGATCGGCCGACGCCTTGTCCATCAGCGTCTGGATCGCGCTCGCAGCTTCCGTCACGAACGGCGTGAGGGCCGGCAGCGCCCGCGTCAACGCCTGGATCGCCCGCGTGAAGATCGGCATCACGGCGGGCTGCAGCGACTTCGACCAGGCGCTGAACGCGTCCTTCAGCCCGAGGAACGCGTCATACGTCTCCCCGGCCGAAGGCGTCAGCTTTGCCAGCTCAGCCTGATATTTGGCCTGCGCCAGGGCAGCCTGATCGACGCCCCCGGCCGCCGAAAGCGACGCGGAGGCAATCTGACGCTGAGCCGAAGCGATCGAATCCGCAGCCGACTCCTGAGCCTGCGCAAGCTGCTCCTGAGCCCGCGCAACCGACCGGGCCCCGTCCTCCTGGGTACGGGCGACATTCCGCTGCGCCTCAGCCACACGGTCCTGCGCCTCAGCGATGTCCCGCTGCGACTGCACCTGCTGCCGAGCCGCATCCTCCCGGGCCTTCGCCAACGACCGCTGCTGGTCAGTGACCCGCTCCTCGGCGTCCCGCAGCCGCTCCTGCGCCTGCCGGACCGTCTCCGAACCCTCGACACCAGCCTTCTGCGCAGCCTTCTGCTCCGCAGTGAGATCCTTCGTCTCGTCCCGCTGATCCTTGAGGCGCTGCACCGCCTGGTCGTAGGCGAGCTGGGCGCGCTGCTGGTCGAGCAGCGTGGCCTTGGACCCCGCAGCCTGCACCTGCTGGAGCCGCTGCCGGGCCTCCTCGACCGACAGGACCGCGTCCCGCTCACTGAGCTGCGCGTTGGCGAGCCGGGACTGCAAGTCCTCCAACTGCTGCGCAGCGTCGAGACGGGCCTGGTTCAGATCCTCCTGCGCCCGGCGCGCGTCGCGCTGCGCGTCAGCGAGGGAGTCCTCGGCCGTGCGGACCTGCTCGGCGGCCTGCCGCTGCCGGTCCGCGGCCTGCTGCACCGCGTCCGCCAGACCCTGCCGGGCCTGCTTAACCTGGTCTGCTGCGCGCTCGTTCGCCTCCGCCGCATTCCGGACAGCGTCGGAAATGCCCTGCTCAGCCTGCGAGATCTGCCGGGCAGCGTTCCGGTGCGCTGTCGCCAGCGACTGCTGCGCGCCAGCCATCTGCATTGCCTTCTGAGCGCCCTGCGATGCCGCCTGACCGCCCTGCAGCGAAGCCTGCGTCGCCGCATCCTGGGCAGCCTTCTGGGCCTGCATGACCTTGCCCATCTGCATGAACGCGGGCACAGCCACCAGAGCGATCGAGCCGACACCCACCGCCGCGGCCGTAGCCGCAGCCGCGATCGCCCCCAGACCGGCAGCCGCCACCGGCAGCACCGGAAGCAGCGCCGGCCCCAGCGTGAGCGCGACACCAGTGAGCAGCCGGATACCGGCCACCGCGTTGATCGCGTCGATGTGAACCTGGATGCCGCGACCGTCCAGGCGCCGCACGAGCGCCTGGAACGCCACAAGCTGTGCCGACGCCGCACCCGCATCGACACGTCGGCGTCCGAGGTGGACAGCCGCGCAAGCCGCGCCTGTACCTCCTCCAGACGCGCCATGGCCGTGGCCGCGTCGATGTCAATACCGATCCGGGCATCCCGCAGCGCCGTCAGCTGCGCCCGCAGCCGGGCAATCTCCAGCTCAGCCGGCGTCGTGTCCGCCGTGATGTTGACATTCGGAAGGGACGCCTCAGCCGACTGCACCGCCGCGCGCAGCCTCGCGCCCAGGTTGCCGTCCGTCTCCACACGGATCCGTGCCGGGTCACGGCTGACCTCGTCGATCTGCTCCCGCAGCAGCCTCAGCTGAGCGATCGCCGCCGCGGTGTCCGCGCGCACAGCCACATTGGGGTGGGCGGCGCCGATCCTCTGCAGACGCTCCTCGATGTCCGCGGCCTGCGCGCGAGCCGTCTCCGCGTCGATGTCGATGCCGATCGTCTTGCCGGCCAGGGACTCCAGCCGGGCACGCAGCCGGGCCAGGTCGGCATCGATACCCGTGTCGCCGAGACGGACATCCAGCTTGGGCATGCTGCGGAACGCGGCCTCCAGCCGGGCCCGCAGCGACCGGGCGAACGCCCCACCAGCCTGCTCCCCGCCCCGAGTCGCCGCAGGACGAGCCGCCCGAGCACCCCCCTGAATGCCGTCCCGAACAGCAGGGGCGATGTGCGCGGCGATCTGACGGCCGATGATCCGACCGACCTCGTCACCGATCCGCGACGCAGGCGGCACCAGAGCCGCCCGGAGGCGCCCCTGGATCCCCTGCGCGTTGGGCAGAACATCGACCTCGACGGAGCCAACGGAAATGGCAGGCACCAGGAGCCTCCTCCCGGCGCCCTACGCGGCGCCCCCTTGCAGCAGTTGCAACAGTCGATCCGCTGACTTCTCGGTGAGCTTGGCCTTCTTCTTCCGCGGCTTCGCGCCCGGCCGGCGCATGGGCTCAGGCGGGTCCGGCATCTTCGACTTCTTGTCGGTGTTCACGCACCGCAGCACGTACTCGATCGCACCGAGCCGGTCGTAGGAGGCGGCGATCAGCTGCTCCAACTGGGACCAGCGGCCCTTCTCGGGCTCGCCCTTGTCCGCCTGGGCGGCGAGCTGCTCAGGGGTGAGAGCGTTGCGGAGGGCGGTCATGGTGTGCGATTCGGGCGGCAGATGCTCGATGAACACGCGCAGCCACCGCCACGACCGCCGCCCGTCCAGCACCTCAGCGATGTCGTAGTGCCGGTCGATCAGGTCGGCCTCTACCGCCTCCGCGTGGGCCTGCCAGATCGCGATCGTGCCCTGGACTTTCCCAGGCTCTCACCGGACCGGCTGCTCGCATCCTCGACGAACGCCAGCCACTCCTCGATCGTCGGATCGACCTCGAGGAAGTAGTCGAAGTCGTCCGGGTGGAGGATCTTTTCTGCGAAGAGGTCGATGTTCCCCTGATTCAGGGCGCGCTGCCACGACGCCCGCCACATCGACGGAGGCACGACCAGTACCTCCTGGCCACACAGTTCGGCGGCGACGTAGCCGTCCGCCTCGATCTCCTGCGCCTCCGCCGCCGACACCTCAGTCTCCTCGATGTCCGGCTCGACGTCAGGCTCGACCGTCCGCCGCGACGTCCCGGGACGGGATGCGGCTCGGGCCGCGGTACGCGGCTTCCTGCTGGTGGTGGTGTTCTTGCTCGTGGCTGCCACGGCGCGGGCTCCTCATCTCTCAGGCGCGGGCAAGGAAAAGGAAAGGTGGGCGGGCCGGGCCCGCGCCGACGGTGATCGGCCCGCCCACCAGCTCAGGACCCCGTGTAGTCCGCGGTCTCCGGCACCCGGTCGAAGTGGTAGACCGTGTTGCCGGCCTGGTCGGGGTAGGCGGTGATCGTCCACTCGAACCCGGCGATTTCGTCTTGCTTGTGCGAGACGTCGCTGCGCTCGGTGATCTCGCCCTCGGGGACGTAGAAGCCGCGCTGGAAGTTGTCGCCGTCGAGGACGATGAACCAGAACGCCCGCCGGTCCGGCGCCGGCGAGGCCGTCTCCGCGAACGAGGTAAGGCCCGCCGTCGGCGCCAGATCGGCGACCGGGATCCGGTACTGCAGGGACTGGACCGTGTCCCGGCCCGTCTCCCACACCGTCAGCCCGAACGTCCGCAGCGACGAGGTGATCGTCGTCCTCACCGGAGCCGTCAGACCCCACGGGGTGAACGACTCGGAGTCCTCGTCGAAGCCCTGCGTCAGACCGTCGTCGCTGATCGCACCGAGCGGCAGCCACGGCGCGACCGGCTGGATCGCCGGGTCGCCGGGCGACGTCGTGCCCAGCGGCGCCGTCCAGCCGCCGCCGTTGGCCCCCACTTCGAGGAGATCCGCAGCGCGGGTGATGTTGACCATGATGTCTCCAGACATGCGTGAAGCCCGCGCACGGGCGGGAACTGGGGTCCGGCGCGGGCCCAAAAGCCGGTCAGGAGACCGGGTGGCAGTAGATCTCGTAGGTGCCGCCGACGCGGCGAAGTCCTGTGTTCTCGTAGGGACGGATCGCCGGCAGGGCGAGGCATCCGGTGCGGCCGATAACGGCGGTGGGGCTGGTCGAGCCCCGCAGCTCGCGGGTGATCCAGTCGTGCACTACACGAGCCAGCGTGAACGCTTCCGCCCTTGTGGCGGCGTACACGTTCATGTCGACGAGCATCCGGGCCAGCTTCGCCCCGTCATCGCCGCCGCCAGGGATCTGTTCGAACTGAATCGTCGGCAGCTCGTTGACCAGATTGTTGTCCAGCTCGTCCCGCACCACGGCGGCAGGGAATGAGCTCCGCCTCGATGTCGAGGATCGCGGTCATCAGTTCCGGCCGCCGATCTGCGCCGCCCTCAGCAGCACGTGGTGCGCGGGCACCCGCTCGGTGCCGTACTCCACCCACCGGGCGTAGTACGCGGTGTTCCGCACGTATGCCGTGGCACGGTCACGGCGCCGGCCGCCCCGCCGCGTGCTGTCGGTCTCCCATGACGCCTTGTAGTGGCCCGGGTGAGGACTGTTCGGGTCGACAGGAGAGGTTGCTTGCGCCACTGTCTTGATGATCTCGGCGCGGCGTTCCATCTCCGCCTGCATCCCGGGCATCCGCAGCATCTCGCCGATGCCCTTCCGCTTCACCTTGAACCTGGCAGCCACGGAGCCTCCTTCGCTCAGCCAGTGACACGGTCGGCGGCGAACTGGACGACGCCGCGGCTTCCGGTGAACGGTGAGCGGCCCCAGTCACCGGGCTCGCCGGTGATCTCACAGACCACGCCGCGGATCACTACCTGGTCGGTAGTGCGCCAGTCGGTGCCGGTCGGGTCGTACACCGTCCAGCCGACGATGACGGTGTCCCGCGCCTGCTGCTGGTCACCGCCGACCTGCGGAGATTCCTGCCGCGGCGTCACCACCACACCGTTGACCGGCGTGTCTACCAGAGGACCGGGGATCGGCTGACCGCGGCCATCTCGCCCCGGGGACGGGCCGCGACGCCGTCGCACCACCGTCTCCCCGAACGGGTACGGCGAAGGGGCAGGCATCAGCTGTACCCCCAGCCCGGTTCGAACTCGTCCGCGAAGCCCGCATCGTCGATCGGCCAGGTCGGTGACGGGTCCGCCGAGTCCGGTGTCGGATCGACCGTGAATGCGCCGCCCCTGCCCGCCAGGGACTTGAGTGCCGACTTGTCGCCCTTCGTCAGGTACAGGCCACCAGAACCCTGAGGGCGCTGCACCGACATCGGGCCGATCGTCTCGTAGGACACCTGCTGAGGGTTGACGTAAGCCCGGCCGGCGACCGACAGAACGACCGCCTCGGCGCCCTCAGGGAGGGGCTTCACGATCGTCTGGCACAGGCTGATCGCCGTCTGAATCAGAAGGTCAGCCCGAGCCCCTTCGATCTCGCCCAGGCCCAGGTACAGGCCGAGCTGCTCAGCGGTGGGAGGGACGAATGCCATGCCGCCTCCTCAGGCCAGGGACTCCACAGCGCAGCACCAGGCCGCCAGATCAGCAGCCGGATCGAGCTCAGCCGATCGGGCCTTCGCCCTCTTCGACGCCAGCCGGTACTCGGCAGGCGTCGCGAGCTTCCGCAGCACCGCCTCGTAGCCGTCGATGTCGTTGCGGTCCACGAAGACGCCAGCTTCGCCGAGCGACTCGCACAAGCCGGGCGTCGGGTGAGCCACCACAGGGATGCCGCTCGCCAGCGCCTCGACGCCGGCCCGGCCCCACGACTCATAGGAGGACGGCATCAGCAGGACACGGGTATGGGCGTACACCTGCTCCCGCATGTCCTCGCCCTTGACGTGCTCGACGACCTCGACGTTCGACAGGTCCGGGAGGACCTGCTCCCCGTAGGCGCCCTTCACTGCGAGGAACTGCTGATCCGGCATCCGCTTGGCGAGGGCAGCAAGTACCTTGCCACCCTTCTCCGGGTTGCAGTTGATCAGCGTAATGGCCTTGCCGGGCTTCGTCGCGTACTCGTCGGCGAACACCGGCGGACGCACCACCAGCGACGCCTCGGGCCGGATGGCCTTCGGGTACTCAGCGAAGAACAGCTCCGCCTCCCGCTCCATCCAGCGGCTGTTGTAGACCGCCAGCGCCGTACCGCCCGCTGCGGCGTCCCGGAACGTCTGCCGGTGCGTGTTGTGGCACACCACGATGAGAGGCTTGCTGTAGCCGCGGGCCAGCGACGCTGTGGACGGGACAGTCTCCAGATGCGCCAGCAACACATCCGCCTTGCGCACTGCGGTCGGGAAGTCCAGCCGCGACGCGAGCGGCACCACGCGGATACCCCGGTACTCGTACTCCTCGGCCGCCTTGCCATACCGGGACAGCCACACCTGCACGTCGTGCCCGCGCTCTGCCAACGGCCGGAGCATCGACACGAGCATGTGCTCGGCCCCGGCGTTGTGCTCCGGCGGCATGAGATGCACGCGGGCCACGATCTTCAGGGGCTTGGCTGCCCCGCCCGGCGCGGAAGCCGGGACAGCCGTACCCATCAGGTGCCCGACGGGGTGCCGGTGAACTTCACGAACGCGTCCACATCGCCCATGACGAAGCCGTAGTAGGCCTCGGCGAGGATCAGCACCAGGTTCTCCTGGAACGCGGAGTGCACGCCGCCGTCCTCGTCGACGTAGGTGGCCTCGTTGGAGATCCGGATCGTGATGTCCATCCCCACGCCGTAAGCCGCCTGACTCCAGTCGCCGCCGATCGCCCGCAGACCCGTGTCCGTCGACGCGGACTGGCGGCGCTGCTTGCCCGAAACCGACCGGGAGTAGGCCAGCGGCTCCCCAATCAGCGTGCCAGCGGACGCCATGTTCGTGCCCGGCGTCTGCGTGTCCACGAGGATCGGCCGGCCCGTCGTGTCCGTCGCCAGGAGCAGCGACGGCTTCAGCCGGTGATCGGCGACGGTACCGGTGTAGTCCCAGTCGTCGTCGACGACCTCGCTCATGCCGGTGACGAAGTCACCCCAGATGCCGCCCTGTGCCTGCGTCTTCGTTCCGAGAGCCACGCTCTTAGAGGTGGCCGCCAGGTACTCGGTGAACGGACCGGTGGCGCCCTTCATGGTCTTGCCGTGGATCGCCGCGTGGTCGAAGGCCCTCGCGAAGGCCGTGGGGAGATCCTTCTGCAGCTGGTCGTACAGGCCGCCCGTGTTGGTCCGGGCGACCTCCATCGCGACCGGGATGAGGACGGCGACCTTCTTCGCCTGCATCTGCTTGACGTCGATGCCGCCGGTGGACAGCGGCTTCTTCGCCGCCTGGCCGACCCAGTCGGCGGTCGGCACGTCCATCGGGATCGGCACTGACGTGGTCGCGTCCAGGGCCAGCGGCGCCGGCCGGGCCAGCGCCATGACCGCGCTGGCCTCCACCGACTTCTCGAAGATCGGCGCCGTGAT